TGGCAGGCAGAAGCGATCAGGCGGGGCATCAAGATCTCGTTGCACGCCGACCCGCGCATGGTGCCCGTGCAGCACGCGGTACACGGCGAAGTATGGCTGACCGATCAGGGAGAGGCGGTGCCGGTAGCCAATGAGCACAAGTTCTGAGGAGTGGCGCCCGATCCCGGGGTATGAAGGCATCTACGAGGTTTCCGACCATGGACGGGTCCGCAGCGTCGACCGCACGTCGTCTCGAGCCTCCGGCCCGATTCGCATTCGCGGAAAGCTCCTGCGGGCGCAGGCACATCAGAAGACGGGCCACCTGCGGCTGCACCTACGCCGGGATGGAGTAGCGCGCATATGGGGCGTGCATCAGCTCGTGCTGACCGGCTTTGTCGGACCGGCGCCGGAGGGGATGGAAGGTTGCCACAACGACGGCGACCCAACAAACAACCGGCTCGAGAACTTGCGTTGGGATACGCGCAAGGCCAACGTCGCCGACGCTATCCGACACGGCACGTTTTCATTCCGAACCGGCAAGTTCGCCCGGACGTGCAAGAACGGCCACGTGAAGGAAGGCGACAACCTCTTCATCACGTCGCAGGGCCATCGCGACTGTCTTATCTGTCGTAAGCGTCGCATCGCGAAGCAGACGGAGCGGGCGCGACAGAGGAAGGCCGAAAGCCGTGTCTGACAAGCGCATCCCTATCTGGCAGGTGGCGTTCATCGAGTCCCACCTGATGTCACCCCACGGCCCGCAACGCATCGCCGCCTGCCGAACCGCCTACAACTACGGCTTCACGATCGACGAGATTGTGGAGACTTCCGGGCTCCCGAAGTGGCGGGTACTTCAAGCGGTGCTGGGTGAGGCCGTCAACCGAACAACAGACGACTAGGAGGGGCTGATGCCCCAGCCAATCTCCGATCTAGACACAGCATTCAGGTGGCACTACATGAACCCAGGCGTATCGGCGTGGCTGCTCCGTCCCCTCATCCCCGAGTGCGCCACGGAACCGGAGGACTGATGCCACGTATCCGGACGATCAAGCCGGAGTTCTGGGACTCACCGGGAACCGCGCGGGCAAGTCTCCGCGCCCGACTGTTCTTCATCTCACTGTGGAACTGGGCTGATGACTGGGGGGTGGGCACCGCGAACCCGAAGCAGCTCATCGGATTCGCGTTCCCCAACGACGATGACGTGACAGTCGCGGAATTTCCGCGCCTCCGCACGGAAGTTGCTGACTGCTACGGCGTGCAGTGGTACGAGGTCGAAAACCGGCCCTACTACGCCATCCCGTCCTGGGATGACCACCAGAAGAACGAACGCAGGGCCAACCGCCGAAATCCAACCCCTGACCTGGGCATTCCTACTGACACGGAAATGCACGGAGATTCCGTGCCTACACGCGGAGGTTCAGCCCTAGGAACAGGGGAACAGGGGAACAGGGGAACAGGGGAACAGGGGAACAGTTCTTCCGCACCTGCGGTGCTGGCAAGCGCGTTCGAGGCCGCATGGAGTCATTGGCCGAAGAAGGTAGACCGCAAGCAAGCAGAAGCACGATTCGCCACCGCTGCCCGACGCCTCGACCTCACTGAGCTCGTGAACCACATCATCCGCTTCGGTGACGCATACAGGGACACCACGGAGAAGCAGTTCATCCCAGCGCTCGGGACATGGCTGAACCGCGACCGGTGGAACGACGAACTGCCGCAGCGCCGGGACACCAAACAGTCCCGGGCGGATGAGAACGCCGCCGACTACTACCGCTACTACGGAGAACAAGATGATCGAGTCAGAGGCCTTCAAGCTCTTGACCCTGGCGTCGGCTAGGGATGGCCGGAAAGTGTCGCCGTCTGTGGCGAAGGTGTGGGCCGGGGATCTTGCCCGCGTAGACCTCGACGTGGCTGTTGAGGCCGCGACCCTGCACTACCGGGAGTCGTCGGACTGGCTCATGCCGGTGCATGTGATCCGTAACGCCCGCCGTGTCCTCGAGGCCCGGGAGCGTGTGGCACGGTTGCGCCGGCAACTGGAACCTGAGGTGCGGGAGTTCTCCGACGAGGGGATCAAGGCGTACTGGGCTGAAGTCGAACGCCTCAAGGAACTGAAGACGGCGGGGGAGTCATGAGCCTGTACTACGAAGACGAGTCAGTGAAGCTATACCACGGCCGGTGCGAGGACATCCTCCCCGGCCTTTCGCTTACCGGCGACGTGCACCTCCTCACGGACCCGCCGTACTTCCAGGTGAAGGACGACGCGTGGGACAACCAGTGGGATAAAGCATCGGAGTTCCTGGACTGGATGGGCGAGTGGTTGGGGTTGGTGAAACCGCACCTGTCCGCTAATGCGTCGGTGTGGGTGTTCGCGTCCGCGCAGTTGACGTCCGCGGTCGAGTCGGTCGTCGCCCAGCAGTTCCGGGTGCTCAACTCGGTGCGGTGGGTGAAGGAGCAGGGCTGGCACAAGAAAGCAGACCTCGCTGCGGCGCGATCGTTCCTCTCCCCATGGGAAGGGATCATCTTCGCTGAGCAGATTGGCGACGCCTACGCGGACGCCAGCGAGGTTCTCCGCGGCAAGGTGTTAGCGCCACTCGGAGAGTATCTGCAATCGGAGTGCGACCGGGCGGGTCGAGACATCCGAGAACTGGCGGTCGAGCTTGGCTATTCCGATGCGCTCGGCCGATTCTGGGGGCTAGGGGTCAGATTCCCAACGCTGGAAGCCTACGAATCGATGCGGAGTCGATTGGGCGCCGGGTTTCTGCTTCGCGCCTACGACAATCTGCGCGACGAGTACGCGTGGCTAACGTCCGAGTTCGAGGAGAGGCGCAGACCGCTTGAGGCGCTACGGCGGCCCTTCGCGGTCGGCGGTAGGGACGTATCAACAGACGTGTTCATGTTTGACACTGTCGTGCCGCACCCCGGCAAGCACCCCTGCGAGAAACCGGCGGGTCTGCTCACTCACATGATCGAGACGACTACCCGACCGGGTGACACGATCATCGACTGTTTCGCCGGGTCCGGTGCCGTCCTTGACGTTGCCCGCCAACTCGGGCGGAAGGCCGTGGGGATCGAGATGGACGCGCACTGGTGCAGCAAAGCGGCACAACGACTCAGCCAGCAGGCGTTCGACTTCTCAGCTTTGGAGGCGTCGTGAGGCGTTTGTCTGATGCGGTGTTGACGGCCCGCGGACACCTGCTCGAAAAGTACCAGGGCGTGTGGGTCAGGTTCGATACCCCGGTGCGGATTGTGGACGCGAGACCCCGCCGGAACACCCCGAACTATTTGGGGTGGGCGCGTGTCGACGCGCAACCGGGACCATCGGGTCGTGTCCCGGTGAGGTGGATCAACGAAACCAACTTCAACCGGTTTTACCGAAAGGTGCAGTGATGGCCTGTGATGAGCCGACCGTGAACGGGCCGTGCTGTCTTCCATCCGGTCATGTGTCTATCGGGACACCGAGTCACTGGGCCTGTCCGATGCACCAGCGGGCCGAGGCGTCGTGAACGTTACTCGTGTTCGTGTCCCTATGACCATGTCCGGGTACTGCGCCCACCCATCCACACCCGAACACACAGGATGTGAACGGGCGTCGTGTACCTGCGACTGCCACCCCGTCTTCGGGATCGACTGGACGTGCCCGGCGCACGGGGATGGTTGCGCCAAAGCGGGCATGGACTGGGACTGCACCTAGCGCCCAACCGCCAACCATTTTCTGCGGTCCTCTTTCCTTCGGGTAGGGGGCCGTTTCTCATACCCCCAAGGAACCAACATGCGTATCCAGGTCGACCTTGATCCGAAAGACGTGTGGCGCATCCAGGAAACAGCGGAACGCCGCGGTATCACACCCGGACAAGTCCTCCGCGACGAACTCCTACGCCAACGCCACGGTAGGGACTTCCGTGAAGCCGTCCGCTCCAGGGTCATCGCCGGCATGTGCGACGCCGACATCGCTACCGAGCTCGGATGGCCCACGGTCGGCACCATCGCACAGATACGCCGCTCCCACGGTCTCCCAGCCAACCCCCGATACCAGAAGAAGAACTGATGCCCAACGACAAACTCCCATGCCCCCGCTGCGGCCTCGTCCGCACCATCTTCCAGGGGAAAAGCATGAACCGCTCCGGTTACTGCATGGACTGCAAAACCCAGCGCGGGCAGGACACCGTCTCACGGACATGGATGGATGACGCCGCCTGCGCGACCACAGATCCTGAGTTGTTCTTCCCGACCGAGGAAGAAGAGTGGCGTCCGACACGTGCGGCGAAGGAGATTTGCGCATCCTGCCCGGTACGTGACCTTTGCCTCGCTGACGCACCTTCCTGGGACCGGTGGTCGATCCGTGGTGGGCAGACCGCTACTGAACGCCGACGAAAGGCCGTCGCATGACTGACAGCATCAACCAGCCGGCCCACTACACGCGGTTCCCGGTCGAGGTGATCGACATCGCAGGGCACCTGAACTTCCCCCGCGGCAACGTCGTGAAGTACGTCGCCCGCGCAGGGCACAAGGAGGGTGCGGACGAGCTCGACGACCTGCGGAAAGCACGCGTCTACCTGGACTGGGAAATCAACCGACTCGAGGAGGGCGAATGACCGACACAGTGTCGTTCTTCATCGAAGGCGTCCCAGTTCCCCAGGGCAGCAAGACTGTTTCGCAGGCGAAGGGTCGGGCGTGGTTGCGGGATGCGAACGCTGCCCGCCTGAAACCGTGGCGGCACGTTATCGCCACTCATGCGGACCTTGGGGTCACGTTCGACTGTCCAGTCATCGTGACCCTTTCGTTTGTCCTCCCACGCCCACAACGGCCGCGTTGGGGTGTGCCTGCGGTGAAGCCCGACATCGACAAACTGTGCCGCGCGATTCTCGACGGCCTCCAAGACGGGGGACTGCTCGCCGAGGATTCGCGGGTCGTGACCCTGACCGCAACGAAGCGTTACCCAACACCCGGAGACCCTACCGGCGTCGGAATCGACGTCACCGAATGGAGCAACTAATGGCTGGCGAAACCATCATCACCGTCGTGGGAAACCTCACTGCCGACGCAGAACTTCGATACACGCAGAACGGCCTCCCCGTGGCGAACTTCACCATCGCGAGCACGCCGCGCACGTTCGATCGGCAGGCGAATGAGTTCAAAGACGGCGAAGCGCTGTTCCTCCGCGCGAGCGTGTGGCGCGAGTTCGCCGAGCACGTGGCCGGCTCGCTGACCAAGGGCATGCGGGTCATCGCGACCGGCGCGTTGAAGCAGCGTTCGTATCAGGACCGTGAGGGGAATCAGCGGACTGCGATAGAGCTCGAGGTTGACGAGATCGGCCCGTCGCTGCGTTACGCGACCGCACAGGTGACACGGGCGACAGGCGGTTCCGGGAATGCGGGTGTTCCGCGCGCGGCGGAACCCGTCGATTCATGGAACACGCCCGGCTCGTTCGGCGACGACAGCCAGAGTCCTTTCTGATGGGCCAGCCACGTCCTTGGTGGAACCCGTCGAAGGCTCAGCAGGCGGTCATTGACTCCGTCCGGAACCCTGCACCCGAACCCCCACAACACCGCTGCGGGGTTTGCTTCGGGCCGTATGGGCGGTCCGCCATCCCCTGCCGCAACGACCCAGGAACGAGGAGCCATGAGCAAGAAGCCGAAGCCGTCACCGATCAGTGATGCGGTGCGGGATATGGCGTTTTCGACGTACACGTGTGCGTGGTGTGCGGTTCAGCCGATGCGTGGTACAGCACGGGATGTGGACGGGTCTGTTCTGCCGTCGTGTGGGTTGAAGGGCCACGGGAAACCACTATGACCGAACTCCTCGACGCGGTGGATGCACTGACGAAACCGGGGGTTCTGCATCACACGATTCAGGATTCCCGGTTCACGTGTGTCGTGTTCGACACGCCCCTGTTGGACCGGCTCGAGAACGAGATCCGCTTCTCCCTCAGCCGGGAAGGGTCTAAGTCGCTCCCGAACCAGCGGGTGCCGATCAACTCCGGCGCCCTCATGTTGTTCATGCGGATCAGTTCGCAGATCACCGACTGGGCGCATGACGCGAAAGCGACGGTGTACAAGGGTGACCCGGGGCGGACACTGCGGGCATGGTACGTGACGTGGACGCAGACGGAACGGGAGGCGGGAAGCATCGCCGGGCGTGTGCGTCTCCTCACCGGCTGGGAAGCATCCATCCGCAGGGAGATTGAACCACCCCGACAGAAAGACCTCCCCGACCCGTGCCCTGCGTGTGGGGCTTCGGAGTGGTGGAGGGACGGGGAACGATACCCACGCCCCCTTGTCGTCGAATCACCTAGGAACCCGGAGGTGAACTTGATTGACGAGTCCACTGCTCATTGCCGCGCCTGCGACGCGCGGTGGGGAGCACGAGAACTAGCATTCGAGCTTGAGCGAGGAGAACAAGATGGATGACCAGTACCCGGTTGCGCTGAGTGGCGCGACCGCACCAGTCCTGATGTGGGCGCACGAGCACGAGGTTGAAGCATCCGCACTGACCCAGCTCCGCAACGTCAGCGAACTCCCGGGACTCTACGGGCTCCGAGTGATGCCCGACGTGCACTGGGGCAACGGTGCAACGGTCGGTTCCGTAATCGCGATGGAACAGGCCCTTGCGCCGGCAGCGGTCGGCGTCGACATCGGATGCGGTGTCAACGCGGTGCGGACCAACCTCACGCTCGAGGACGTGTCAGACCGAGACCTCCACGCTCTGCGGATGCGCTGGCAAGACGTCGTGCCTGTCGGCTTCTCCTCGCACGAACGCCCGGGCGAACAACTGAAGGTGCTGAGCCAGTCCGCGAGGGCGAAGACGACGGCATTCCTCGACTCGGTCTCCAACCTGCGGGTGGACCTGAGCGAGCGCCGCAATGACGACGCGTCCGTGAAGGCACGCACCGGGCACCAGATGGGCACGTTGGGCGGTGGCAACCATTTCATCGAACTGACCAGCGACTCGACGGGACGACTGTGGATCACCCTCCACTCTGGTTCACGGAACATCGGCAAGAGCCTGGCGGAACGGCACATCCAGATCGCGGTGAGCGACCCGCGCAACGACGACCTGCCGAAGCACCTCCGCGAACTGAGCCTGTTCTACAAGGGCACGCCCGAGATGGACAACTACCTGCACGACCTTCGGTGGGCGCAGGAGTTCGCCATGCGATCGCGGACGGTGATGATGGAACTCGTCAAGCGCGAACTGGTCGCTTACTGGTCTGAGCGCCGCACCGAAGCGCCCACATTCGACGAGGAGATCAACTGCCACCACAACTACGTGGCAGAGGAGATCATCGACGGCAAACACATGATCGTTACCCGCAAGGGCGCCATCAGTGCGAAGAAGGGCGAACTCGCGCTCATCCCCGGGTCTATGGCGACAGGATCGTACATTGTGCGCGGCCTCGGCAATGAAGCATCATTCCAGTCCGCGTCCCACGGGGCCGGCCGGAAGATGAGCCGCGGTGAGGCAAAACGCCGGTTCACGGTTGCCGACGTCGAACGCACCATGGTCGGCATCGAGGCGCGCAAGGATGAGGGCGTCATCGACGAGATCAGCCTCGCCTACAAGGACTTGGACAGTGTCATCGCTGCCGAGAGCGACCTCGTGGAAGTGGTGCAGAAACTTGACACGATTCTCTGCGTGAAGGGATAGCCGAAAAGCTTTGCACGCGAACGATTAGTGTGCTAACCTTCTCCCAGGTCGGTTTCGCGCGCCCGCGTACCGGCCATCGTCGTTCTCCCGGCATGACGGTGACCCCGTAGTTCGGTAGAGAACCGCCGCGCCCAGGAGCCGGCACCCACAAGCGAATACGCCCGAGCCACGTAACGGTGCGGCGGGCACCTTCACTTTCCCCGTGCACGCGCCCCTGCGTAATCCGGGGGGAGTGTGCACCCAACCCATTGGGAGCGACCATGGGACTCATCGACAGACTCGCTGCACCGCCAGCGAAGTACCGCCCCGGACGGTCCGTCATGGACGTGTGGTTGGAGTCTCGCCCCGAGGGTGAGCAGACCGTTATCCTGAACGCCGCATCGAACCCTGAGTGGGGTCATGTGGCTCTGTTGAAGGAACTGGTTTCTGAGGGTGCCCCGGACATGTCGGATACGGCGTTTCGGGCGTGGCGCGTGAAGCGGGGTCTCGCATGAGCCTCGCAGACCGCCTCAACGACGCCCCCGTGCCCGTCCCGACGAAGTATCAGAAGCGGGCCGAGTACGACACCGAAACCGGCAAGGGTGAAGGTGCGACCGGTCCCGTCCGGACCAAGATCACCGATCACGCGCAGCTCCTCGAGCTCGCCGGGTTCGACGCCGCTAACTTCCGCATCGTGGGGCGCATCGCCCAGTGGACGAAGACGTTCCACGACAAGGAAGACACCTACTCGTTCTTCTTCCAGACGGAACTGATCCGTCCCGAAGATGACGCCATTGACCTCCCTGCCCTCTACGCCGAAGCGAGACGCAAACCGCGAACCCCCATCAGGGGTACGGCTGACAGCCGAGTTACTGTCGTCGCTCTATCGGACGTTCAAGCGGGCAAGGTTGACCACAGGGGCGGCACGCCCGAACTCATCGACCGCTTGGCGGGGATGAGGGAGCGGCTTGCCGCCCACCTCAAGGTGCGGAAGCCGCAGGCAACCGTGCTTGCTGAGGTGGGTGACCTGTTCGAGGGGTTCGAGTCGGGTGGTAACCCGATGTTCACCAACGACCTGTCCCTGGCGCAGCAGATGGACCTTGCCGGTACCGAGGTGTACCGGTTCATTGAGGTCATGCAACGCCACGGGCGTGTGGATGTGGTGTCGATCCCGTCGAACCACACCCAGTGGCGGTCAGGTAAGCAGCAGCTCGGACGCCCCGGCGACGACCTCGGCATTTTCGTGCACAGGCAGGTTGAGAAACTGGCCAACGCGGCCGGTATCGACGCTCACTGGACGTTCCCGGACATGTACAACGAGTCCGTCGTAATCGACGTCCTCGGCACCGGTCTGGGTGTGGTCCACGGGAACCAGTTCAACACCGGTCAGGCTGTCACGTGGTGGCAGAAGCAGCAACACGGTGGCATGCCCACCGCAACCGCCGACATCCTCCTCACCGGCCACTACCACCACCTCACCGTGATCCCCTCGGGCCGTAACCCGGTCACAGGGAAACCGAAGTGGTGGCTCCAGGCGCCGACGACCGACAACGGTTCGTCTTGGTTCCGGAACGTTGGCGCCGGCGACTCCGATGCGGGTCTGCTGGTGTTCGACATCACGGAGGACGGGTTCGACCTCTCCTCACTCACGGTCCTCTAGGACAGGCGGTGTCGCCATGCTTGATGCGACCAGACGGTGTGACGGGAAAGAGTGCGGCGCGCAAGCGTACGTGTTCGTTGAGATCGGTGAACACGAGCTCGGGTATTGCGGCCATCACGGTACGAAGTATTGGACTCGTCTCCATGAGGTAGCTGACCGGGTGTTCGATTTCCGGTACCTCATTGCGGAGGACTCCTGATGTGCCGGTGTGACACGGACGAGTGCTGCAACCTTCGGGCTGAGTACATCGACTCCCGCATCGGGCGTCTCGTAAGTGAGCAGGCTGACCCTGTAAGCGGTGAGGCTCAAGAGGCGCATGTTGAGGGTGAGGGCTAATAGTGACCAATCTCGTCTGGTCGTTCGCACTCGCCGGTATCGGCATCCTCGGCATCTACCTCGCAGGGCGTAAGAACCTGTGGGGTTGGGCGCTCGGTGTCTCCGCACAACTCCTGTGGATCGTGTTCGCGATCGTCACCCAACAGTGGGGCTTCATCCTCTCCGCACTCGCCTACGGATGGGTCTACGGCCTCAACTGGTGGAAGTGGAACCGGGAGCGGAAAGCGGACACCGATGCCTGACACGGAAACCTGCACGGTCACACTCGTCCTCGATTACGACTCACTCGACTGCTACCTCACCGCAGGTCACGCCGGCCCGCATAAGGGTGTCGGTGAGGGTGGCCGGTTCTTTTGGGCATACGACCGATGAGCGCTTACGACGACCTGTGTGCAGCGGTCCGCACCTACTACGACAAGGTCGAACCCGACTCGTACGTGGAAGCCTGGTGCCTCATCACCCACCGACTCTCACCTGAGCTCGAGCAGGACGGGCAATCCACGGTAGGTGTGTTGTCGTCCCCCGAAATGTCATGGGTGATGAAGCGTGGCCTGTTGGATGTGGCGCTCACTGAGGACCGACAGTCAGCAACAGTCCCGGAAGATGACGATTGATCTGAGGGGGTTCTCGTCTATCTCGTCGCGGTGACGACGCAAACCACACCGGGTAACCGCGAAGCCTAGCGATCAAACGCGAAGGGTGACGCCGAAGCGGCAGGGTTGGCACGCCGGTCTACTACGCCGGATCGAGGGTTCGATCCCCTCGCGCTTCACACAGATTCCCTTCGACTGAACCTCCGAGGTACACCATGCGTGTGTGCTCACAGCCCGGATGCCCAACGATCTACCCCACCACAGAGGGGTCACGTTGCGTTGAGTGCAGGCGTGTAGCAGACCGGGCCAGGGGTACAGCACGGGACCGGGGTTACAACACACGTGGACACCAAGCCTTCAGGGCTGCGGTACTCACACGAGACCCCATCTGCGTCATCCCCGGCTGCATCAACTTCTCCACTGTTGCTGACCACTACCCACTGTCACGCAAAGAACTCATCGCACGTGACATGAACCCCAACGATCCAACGTATGGACGTGGACTGTGCAAACCACACCACGACAGTGAGACCTCAGTGCATCAGCCAGGTGGATGGAACGCCTGAACAGATGTTCGACTGACCACGTCAAGGGGTGGGGGGGAGACCCCCGATCCGAACCGGCCGAAGTACCGCCGGGGAGGTGAAAAAAACCTCAGACGGGTTCAAAACGTTCCCGCTCGTCCCTTTGTTCGACTGTTCCGATGTGGCGTGATGCCGCGCAGCGTGATGCTGAGGATGTGATGTCATGCCTTCTGGTGGAGCCCGTGCCCGTAGTGGCCCTGCACCTGACCCGAACTCGTATCGGTCTCTTGATCGGGAGTGGGTTGACCTTCCTGCCGATGGTTACGCCGGCCCTGTTCCCTCGTTCCCGCTGCCTGAAGCGCTCGAGGTTGAGGCGGACCTGTGGGCGGAGCTGTGGGCGAAACCTCAGGGTGCCGCGTGGGCGTCGCTTGGTCTCAAGTTTCAGGTCGCCGCGTATGTGCGCGCCTACGTCAAGGCGACTGCGCCGGATGCTGTGAACGGCTGGTCGACGGTGGCGCTGCGGATGGAAGCTGAGCTCGGGCTGTCGCTCCCTGGGATGCGGCAGAACGGGTGGCGGATCTCTGATGGGACTGCTGCGGCGCCTGCTACTGCTGCGCCGGCTGCTCGTAAGACTTCCTCCGGTGACTGGCTGAAGGCTGTCTCCGTTGAAGGGGCCTGACTACAAGATCCCGCCTCGCACACGTTCCCTCGGCTATCTCGGCATGTGGTGGATTGAGAACCACTGTGTTGTCCCGGAGGGTGACACCGCTGGTGACCCGTTCCAGCCGACTCTTGACCATCGTGTGTGGTTGGCGAATTGGTATGAGGTTCGTCCGACTGCGAAGCCGGGTGAGCGTAACGTCGCGTTCCGGTATCGCACGGGGCAGTGGATGGCCGCGCAGAAGGTGGGTAAGTCGCCTGGTGTTGCTGCGGAGACGTGCCTCGAGTTCGTGGGGCCGGCGCTGTTCGATGGTTGGGCGGCTGAGGGCGACTACTATGCGTGCGCGGATCATGGTTGCCCGTGTGGTGGCGTGTACTTCTACGAGGTTGGTGAGCCGAAGGGTCGTCACTGGCCTACACCGCGTATCCAACTTGCGGCTGTGGTTGAGGATCAGGTGGAGAACACCTGGGGTGCGCTTATCCCGATGATCGATTCGGGTCCGTTGTCGAACATGATCCGTACTGGTGAGGCGTTCATTCGTCATCCGAACGGGAACCGTGATTCGCGGGTTGAGATTGTGACGTCGAAGGCTGACGGCAAGCTTGGTGCCCGTATTTCGGCGGGGAAGTGTGATGAGACGGGTCTGTGGACTGACTCGAACAAGATGAAGAAGTTCATGCGTACTTTGCGGCGTGGTGCTGCGGGTATGGGTGGGCGGGTGTCGGAGACGACGAACCCGTATGACCCTGCTGAGGCTTCTCAGGCGCAGGATACGCATGAGTCGAAGCGTAAGGACGTTCTCAAGCACTATTTCCCCCCGCCGGCGACTCTGCGATGGGAGTTGAAGAAGGATCGGGCGCTGATTTTCGCGTTCAACTATGGCGGTTCGCCGTGGGTGGATCAGCGGTCGATTGAGGCTGAGGCTTCGGCGCTTGCGGAGGCTAATCCGGCTGAGGCGGAGCGGTTCTTCGGGAACCGGATCGTCGCTGGGTCGGGTGCGTGGTTTGAGATGACGAAGTGGGCTGACCGAAAGGTCGAAACCCCTGTCATCGTGTCGGCGCGGACGAAGGTGTGTGCCGGATTCGATGGGTCGAACAACGACGACCACACCGGCATCCGGCTTGAGACTCTGGACGGCTACCAGTTCACCCCGACGTATGGGGATGCGCGGCGCCGCACGCATTGGCGCCCGCAGGACTGGGATGGTCGTATCCCGCGCGCTGAGGTTATGGCTGCGTGGTCGGAGCTCGCGTCTGAGTTCGAGATTGTGCGGGCTTACTTGGACCCTGCGTTCTGGGAGTCCGAGGCAGACACTCTCGCAGCGGAGCATGGCGACAAGGTGTTCATCAAGTGGGCGTGCAATCGGCTGAATCCGATGCACGCGGCCCTCGAGCGGTTCCGCACCGACGTCTACAACGTCGAGTCCGATTTCCGGCACGACGGGGACGTGGACGTTGAGGCGCATCTGCGTAACGCGATCCTCCGAGCTCGTGGGGTGGACCCGGCGACGGGTATCAACCGGTACTTCATCGGCAAACCGACCGACCCGCAAAAGATCGACCTTGCCATGACGTCTGTGCTCGCACATGAGGCGCGCATGGATGCAATCGCTGACGGAGCTCTAACTGGGCGTCCGGACAACTTCATTTACACCTAGCCCCAGGGGGTCGCATGGACGTGGAAGCGGCCCGGAAGCTCACGCAGCGCATCTACACCCGTCTCAACAACCGGCGTGCGGACATCGACAAGGCGGAGTCGTATTACAACGGCGAGCACCCTCTGTCGTTTGCGACTGCTGAGTGGCGGAAGCAGAACGCGGCACGGTACGCGGGGTTCTCTGACAACTGGTGTGCGACGGTTGTCAACGCGGAGGCCCAGCGGCTCAAGCCCATCGGGGTTGCGAATCTCCCGAAGCGGGCTGCGTCGAAGCTGTGGGACTCGTTGCAGATGAACGAGTTCGACTCGCAGTTCTCGCAGGGTGTGGTTGCGTCGCTGACGGCTAAGCGGACGTTCGCGATCGTGTGGGCTGACTCCTCGGGTAAGCCTTTGGTGACGTTTGAGCACCCGTCGAACGTGGAGATTGAGTACGACTGGGAGAACCCTCGTCTGCGTTCTGCTGCGTTGAAGACGTGGGTGGATGAAGACCTCGAGTTCGCGACTCTCTACACGCCGGCTGAGCTGTTCAAGTGGCAGCGGAAGCGTCCGAACCCGAAGCAGGACCGGCAGTCGCAGGCGCTTCAGTCTCGTACTGGGCGCGCTGAGGATGGTGGGTGGGTTCCTCGTGAGTCCGAGGGTGAGAAGTGGGTCATCGCGAACCCGCTGGGTGTCGTCCCGGTGGTGGAGATCGCTAACCGGCCGACGCTGAAGGGTGACCCGCGGTCCGAGATCCAGGGCGTCATGCCCATGCAGGATTTTGTGAACCTGATGTGGGCGTATCTGATGCTCGCCGCGGACTACGCGTCGATGGATGCGCGTGTTCTTCTCGGTGCGGAACCGCCCCAGATTCCCATTCTGGACAACGAGGGCAAGGTCATCGGTTCTCGCCCTGTCGAGATGAAGGATCTGCGAGAGAAGCGTCTTATCGCCGTTACGGGTGAGCACGCGTCGATTGACTCGTGGTCTGCGGCGAAGCTGGACATTTTCACGGACACTATCGAGATTGCTGTTGGGCACATCTTCGCTCAGACGCAGACCCCGCCGACGTACCTGGTGACGAAGACGGGCATGTCGAACGTGAACGCCGAGGGTTTGAAGGCGTCCGAGATCGGCCTCGTGAACAAGTCGGACGAGTTCATTACGTTCACGGACCCCCAACTGCGTGAACTGCTGCGGCTGGTTGCTCTCGTGGAGGGCGACAAGAAGCTTGCGGAGCAGGCGCGCCTGGCTCAGATCGTGTGGCAGTCGCGTGAGATCCGTTCCGAGGCGCAGCTCGCTGACGCGCTGGTGAAGAAGTCTCAGATGGGCTACCCGTTCGAGTATCTGCTTGAGCAGGCTGGGCACTCGCCAGCCGATATCCGCCGAATCCTGAAGCAGCGTAAGGCTGAGCTCGACGAAGCGGTTGGTGCTGGCGCACAGGCGGCGATTCAGGGGGCCATCGATGACGGCTCTGACGAGTCTGGCGAGTGAGCGGCAAGCACGACTCGTAGCCGCCTCCGATACGGCGTCACGTAGGGTTCTGCGGCTGTGGAACTCGACCCGCGGCGGTGACTTGGACTCCGGGTGGGACGCGATAGCCCCGCAGGTTGAGCGTGTCGTCACTGTGGCTCAGGTGTCTGTTGCTCGCCAGTCGACTGCATACGTTCGCGATGCGGGCGGACTACTAGGCGCCGACATGGTGGCCGCGGCGTTGGTGCCGGAGGCGTTCGGCGGGGCGACCCGTGAGGGCCGGAGCATCGCACCGGAACTGTACGCGGCGGTGACCACGACGAAGTCTCTTATCGGCCGGGGCGTGGGTGTCGGTCAGGCGTTCCGTGCCGGCGCCGCGTTCATGTCGGTAATGGCGGCGACGCTCGTGCGTGACGCTGGCCGATCCGCTGATGACGCGCTGAGTGTGGGCCGCGGCTCCAAGTTCTCCGTGCGGGTGATCCAGCCGGGGGCATGCTCAAGGTGCGCGATCCTCGCCGGAGTAAAGGGATGGCGGGTCGATTTCGACCGCCACCCCGGATGTCGGTGTACGTCCATGCCGTTGTTCGATGACGAGTTCCCGGAAGGGTTCTTCCGCTCACCGGAGGACTACTTCGCGTCACTGTCGGAAGATGACCAGGCCCGCGTGTTCACGAAGGCTGGTGCGCAGGCGATCCGCCTCGGCGCCGACCCTGCGAAGGTCGTCAACGCTCGCCGCGGAGCCTACAAGTACGCCAAGAAGCACCCGGACGGAACGTTCGCGCCTTCAAGGTTGCGTCCCATCCGGATTGGCACCTCACAGGACGGTACTCCACTGATGGTGTACGCGACCCAGGAGGGTGCGACGTCCCGCGGGATGTGGGGCCGCGGCCAGGTACTCGATGTGAAAGGCGCAACCGACCGGTACCGGCGCACGTCCACGCTCCGGCTGATGCCCGAGCAGATCATGTCGATGGCGTCGACCCCGGTACGTGCCCGCGAACTGTTGCAGAGGTACGGCTACCTTCTCTAATTTTCCCGCGCGATGCGGCGAATCACCCCGTTTGGGGTGGCATCTGGCCCCGTGATGGGGCCTTTTCTATCCCAACTAGGAGTGATTCCACATGGCTGAAACCGAAGAGGTCGAGACGACCGAAACGGATCAGATCGAAGAAGTCGAGTCCGAAGAGCAGGAGCAGGAGCAGGAAGAAGACCCCAATGCGGGTCTGAAGAAGGCTCTGGCTGCGGAGCGTAAGGCGCATAAGGATGCGGCGAAGCGTCTCCGTGAGCTCGAGCAGGAACGCGAACTCGCCAACAAGGCACCTGATGAGCAGGCCCTTGAACTGGCACGCCGGGAGGCCGCTGCTGAAGCGACCACGAAGGCGAACGACCGCATTGTGCGGGCGGAGATTCGCGCTGCTGCTGCTAATCGGGTGAAGAACCCCGCCCTTGCCGTGAAGTTGATCGACGCCTCAGCGATTGAGGTCGATGACGACGGCGAGGTTGACGCGGATGCTCTCGCTTCAGCGATCGACACCCTGCTGACCGACTATCCGGAGCTCGCCGCCACGGCGCCCGGGTTCGGTTCGGCCGATCAGGGTGCGAAGGGCCGCGCCGCGGCACCTAAGCAGCTCACTGATTACGACCTTGAACAAATGTCCCCGGCGGAGATCAACAAGGCCCGGCGTGAAGGCCGGCTTGACAAGCTCCTCGGCAAATCCTGAAGGG